GTCTACAGAAGAGATCAAGCTGTAGTACTGACGTGGAGACAGCACAGCACAGCGACCATCCATAGGAGCTGAACGCTCATCAAGCACAGCAGCAGCTTCAAAGAAACCATCTACAAGAGCTTGGGCGTCGTTAGTGTTACCTGCACCAATGTTGACCTGGAAGCCACCGGGCTCACCAGAAACAACAGAAGCTTCAGTAGCAGCTTTAGCGAGGACCCGTGCAATACGGTCATCGTAGTGAAGAGCAAGAGCTTCACCGATCTGCTTGGAGATCTCGCTACGGCTTGACCACTGGCTGAGAATCTCATCCAAGTCATAGACGAACTGACTGGAGATCAAAAGATCATCCATGACAATTGTCTTCTCGTTGGACTTCAGGCCAGCTGCTGGAGTGATAGGAGTACCAGCAGTGTGGTAGCCGCTATCGAGCTTGCCGGTCAGCAAGAACTGCTTGCTCTTACCGCCACGGAGTGAGTAGCTGCGGACCAATCCTTTGAAGATTGTCGCATCATTGAAGGCATTAAATACTTCACCACTGAATAATTTAAGCCCGGTAGCGTAACGTGTATCATAATCCTGTGAGCCTGTACGTGAGCCGTTGGCTACGTTGTTGCCCTGGAATGCTGAAAAAGTCATTGTTTTGTTTAAAGAGGTTTGTTAATGAAGCAGACCTCTGAGCTCAGAGTTATTTAGTTTTATAGACATAGTGCTCTTTTCACTTGAGCGAAAGCTTTCGCCAAAGGGTTATCCAGGCGTACCTGGGCCACAGTGGCTAATAAGTAGGGAGGGAATCGAACCCTCCTGCGCAGCCAGCTCTACCAGGCATCGAGGCTTTTCCGGTCCTCGATTCCGTAACCGTCCTTGGGAGTTAACAAGGAAAAGTGTTTAAGCTTACTTAACGAGTAAGTATTGGACACCTCTATAGGTGAGCTTGATTTGTCGCTCAGCAGCCTTCTGAAGGCGAACTGCATAACGAACTTGATTAGAAGTCATGGGTATCTCCATAGGCTCAGGGCCCCGTTCCATGCACTGAGTAGATGCGTCCTTTCGGATGAACGAACTGTGGAGAAAAGGTGGTACGTGATCGAAGCTCAGTACCCAGGCTTGCTAGTCACTTGTCCCTAGCGGAGAGAGGTCAGCGGCGAATGCATCTGACTTAGCCGTGATCGAAGCATAGTGCACCAGTTGGCTGAGTGCAACTGATTGGCTAGAGAAGATCTCCAGACCTAGCAAGTTTCTCCTCTACATCCATGCGATATGCAGGGTCTGAGGAGTACCTAGGATCGGCTATAGCCCGGCTAAGTTCAGCTTGGCTACGGAATACCTTCTTAGAGTTAGAAGCTTTCTTGCCGGTCACTAGGGGAGCCTCATAGCCCTCCTGATTGCGGAAGCGATTGTTTAGGGCTTCGACTGCAAAGCTAATAGCAGCGGCATTGTTAGAGTTAACAACATCATTAAATTGATTAGTCTCAGCTTCAGTAAGGTTGGATCCTGCCCATTCGATCATAGAATTATAGGCTTCATCCCCTCCTACAGAGTTACGGATAGAAGCAAGCTGGTCATTGGTGGCTGCTGTCTGCTTAGCTTTAGCTACTTGAGTAGCATGATATTTAAAGTAGGTATCTAGTAGATCTTTACTACTCATCTGTGAGAGAGAATCAAAATCCTCATCAGACACACCACCATTCTTATCGAAGCGATCACTGATCTCTACAAACTTGCGTACATTCTCAGTGACCTCTCCTTTATCTTCTAGTACTTCTTCTTCTTCCCGCTCCCCTTCGGCTTGCAGCCCTTCGTCTTCTGACTCATCGTCATTATCATCTTTAGGCTTTCCTAGTTTAGATTGGAGTTCGTTATAAGCTTTAAGGAGATCATCCTGTGATTTAAACTTACCACCAATGAGAGACACCTCTTCATTAGCAGCATCAGCTTGCTCATAGAGACGATCTTTATCCTCTTGTTGAGCTTGGATAAGTTTCTCACCTTGCTCTAGTGCTGCCGTTTCGGCTGCCTGTTGATCAGACGTGGGACCCTCTGAAGGATCAAAGGTAATGCGGTTCATTTAGTTAAAGGTTGTTGTTACTTTCCCAAACGTGGGGCGGATTGCGTCTTTCTTACCGTACTTACCAGCAGTAGGAGCACTAGGGCCAGACACTTGCTGCTTCACTGAATAGTCAACTGACTTATCAGTAATTACACGCTCAATAGGGGTGGCCTCCCAAGCCTCATTTAGTCCTGCATCTCCTTTGAAGGATCCATCAGGCTTGCGGGCTCTGCGGCGCTTGGGGGTTTGGTTGCTGTCCATTTGGGTTCATCATCATTTGTTCTGCCATTGGAGATTTAGACAGTTGACCTGCCTGCTCTAATAGCGTTTGCTGTTGTTGCTGCTGTTGAGCGGCTTGTTGTTCCTGTCCTAGTTCTTCTTCTGTCTTCACTAATCCCAAAGCTTCAATCCCTGAGGATGCTGCTAGGCGACGGATGAATTCAGATGGGTTGATGTATTGCTGGATAGCCTCAGGACCCATACCTTGAGCAAGGGTCGTGACAAACTCCATAAGAGCTTGACGATCTTGTCCTCGGCCAATACCATTTAATCCAGCTACAACTGTAGGTAGGACTAAACCTTTAGGTAAAGTAGGAACTCCCTTCTGTCTCTGTAAGATCATCATCTTACGGTTAAGATAGGGCTGTAGTAGTGAGTCCGTCAGGTTGCTGTATATGCCCCCCAGTTGCTCGTTAAGCTCTTGGATGGTGGCATTTACCTCAGCCGCTGTAGTCCTCTCAGACTGCCGTACAGACAGCACTAGGAAGGCATCAGATAGACGCTGAGATAATGTTGCAATCATCTCTTGAACAGTCTTAAAGTCTGCTGTCTTACCTACCTGGACTACACCAACATCATCTGGTCGGCCTTGAATTATAGCTCCACTATTCGCCCTAGCCAGAGACTGAGGCTTGGTGGTAGCTGCTGGTGATACAAGGAACACAACCTTAGCGGCGGCTGCTGATCCTTCGACCATTGCTTGCATCAACCTTTCAAGGCTATTTAGATCCCCGATAAACTCTTCTACCCTTCCACGGCCATAGCTCTCGCCATCACAGTGATTAAAGGTCAGAGCCATCCAGGGAGATGTCTTGACAGGCGAAGATGATCTACTCCCTTGAATAATCTTTCCATCACACTCCTGATACCACTTATGTTGACCATCCTCGAACTTGACGTGGGTGTATACCACAGCGTCATCACTCTGACCCTTATTCATTGAAGAGGCCACGCCGAACTTAGGTCCATCCTCACCAGGAGAATTGACATCGTGCTCAGGGCTTTGAGGTTGAAACTCTCTGGGTAGGAGTGCTCTATCTACGATCTCTTTAGTTACAATCTCTTGAACGTTATCGTTACCATCTCGTGCTACTACATAGCGATCTAGGGGGTATACCTTTAAACCTTTCTTACTGGCATATACAAGGGCATTGCCTGTGCATACAAGATGCTTCATTGCATAATGGAGAGACACACGATCATTGGTCTCTGCAATCTCTTGCATAACCATCTTCTCCATCTTGGAGAGTGATAGGTCTACCTGAGATCTCATCTCTGGGGTGACGTCTGGGATCTTACCCATCTCAACGTCATTAATTTGTAACTTAAAGAATGATGTGTTAATGGGAAACAAACTAAGCATCAGCTTAGATGCCAGCACATTCACACCCTTAGCACCAATTGATTGCCAAGGTGTATGGAATGATGCCCCTTGAGTATGCCCTTCTTCAGTCAGTAAATACGGGAGAGTAAGTTTGGCACAGGTCCGACCAACGTCTAGATACTGCTCCCTGTCTGATGATAATACTTGATACCTGCTTAAAGCTTCTGCTTTCATATTTATGCACTAAGGGAAGCTGTTCCACGACTACGCATTCTCTGTCTGGATCTTGAAGAGGCAGACTGTTTAACGATAGTCATGTTGTTTGGTGAGCTGGTTAATTCAGGAGCTGGGGGTGTCTTCTGAATCTCCATACGTGGTGTTGGAGGGGCCACAGGTATAGGTTCAGGTGTAACAGTGGGAGCCATTACAGGAGCTAATGGGGCCTGACGGGCTGAGTATGTGGGAGCATTCATCATATCCTCCATCATCTTGGCCTGCTCTTCAGATTGAGCTGCCATCATGTCCTTAAAGTCTTGAGCCGCTTTATCAGTATCAGCGCTCTGTTGAGCGTATGCCTCATCCTGTGTGTTGTCATACATACGCCCTTGTATCTTTGATAGATACCAAGAAGAAAATCTATCATCATCTTTACTTAGTAGACCTTCATCTAGTAGCTGTTGCCTAGCTGGGTTGAAGTTTGGGTCCCTCTCAGCTATAGCATAGTCTTCTTCAGCAATGACCTGATTGACACGTCTGACGGCATCTTCACTATCCACTTCTATACCAAGCTTTGCAGCGGCAGCTGAGAAGCGTGGGTCTGTAGACATACCCTCATAAGGGTTGACTGGTTCTGGTGTCTTAGGTTTAGGAGCACTACACATTCTCTTTTAGCGTTGTAATAAAATCAATCACATTCCTCTGCCCAGCCTCATACATAAGCTTTGCATGACTGTCTTGAGGAGTGGGGGTGCGGTGTGGAA